GTTCCGCAACACCATCCTCAAGTTCAAGAGAGGTAACCAACGCTGATGGCTGGAAACCAGACCGCCAACTTTGTCGTCAAGGCTAAGGATCAGGCAAGTGGCCCACTTGGCAAGATCGGCACCTCAATGGGCAAGCTCCGCCGCACCGGCATCACTGCCTTCAAAGGCGTAGCTGCTGCTTCACTTGCCGCCGCCACGGCTCTTGCTGCCTTCGCAGCAGACGCGATCAAGTCGGCGATGGATGATGAGCGACAGACGATCCTCCTGAACGCTGCCCTGCGTCAGCGTGGCTTTGATACTAGGGCGCTCAACAAGGCAATTCGCGAGCAGATCACCGCAATGGGCGCTCTTGGAATTAGCGACGAGCAGGTCCGCGCAGGGCTTGAGATGGGTTCGCGCTTCTTCAAGGATCAAGAGACCCTGCTCAAGGCAAACGCCATCGCCGCTGACATTGCCGCTGTCACCGGCACTGATCTTGCTGAAGTAGTCGCGACGATTGGTAAGGCTGCTCAGGGTCAGACACGCGGACTCAAGGCGCTCGGTATTGAGGTCAAGAAGGGCGCAACAATCCAAGATATTCTTAACGCATCAGCAGCGAAGTACAGCGGCATTGCTGAAGAGATTGCCAACTCGACAAGCGGCAAACTGGCAACATCGCAAGTTCGATTCAATGAGGCGATGGAGAACCTTGGCTACAAGCTGCTACCAGAAGTCAACAAAGTGCTTGACTGGTTGACTACCACAGGACTGCCAGCCTTTGAGCAATTCATTGCAAATGTTGCTCCGGTGTATCAAGCGTTCATTGATGAAGCCATCACACCGCTGATTGATGCCTTCAATAAGCTTGGTAAAATCCTTGGAACCGATATGGGTATCTGGGCGAAGGCTGCGGAACTGGCACTCTTGCCACTCAAGCTTCTTATCCAGACATTGACCGCAGGACTCAACCTCTTGGCAGAGGCTGGAAAGTTCTTTGGTATTGGTTCTAGCGAAGCCAAGATGGACACCTTTGTCGCTGCTGGATCTGGCAGCGTCGGCACTTCATACGGCGCACCTGGAGCAGTCACCTTCACAACCAATGTCAACATTGGCACGAAGAAGGTAGACACGGTAATCACCGACTCGATCAATAGGACGAACCCACGCGGCCGTAACGAATAATGGCGGCACCGTTCACGCTGATCGTCGCAGGGGTTACAGGCGCAGGAGCCGGTGGTGACCTGCTCACCTTCCCAGCTCCGAGCGCCACAACCACGCCGTATGTCGATCTTGGCAGTCTCTCGCTGACGCTCTCAGGCGACGGCGGTGGTGGGTCAATGACCTTTGATGTGATCGAGACCAAGACTCCAAGTGGCACGACACCGTGGTGGCGATCAGGTGGGGTCTACGACAATGCGCGCGTGCAGTTCTTTGATAGCCGGTACAGCGCTACCACGCCACTCTTCCTTGGATACATCTCTGGCATTGATGCCGTGATGCTAGAGAACGGCGTAGGCACACGCGCAACCGTCAGCGTTGAGGATGCTGACGGCTGGCTCAGCAAGACCATCATCCGCAACGGCACGACAGGCATCCGCGCGACCTCCTTTGTGGACTCGTTCACGCTCGGCTCGTCTACCTCAACCGACCGCGACATCATCAATGGGCTGCTGGCTCGTGTGCATACGCTCGTCAACGATGCGACCACACGTCAGATTCTTGACACCTCAGTGATCAGCGGCTCAACACGCGCCATCTTTGGAGGAACCGCGCGCACCATTGGCAAGCAGACCTTCAAGGCGACCACGCTCCAGAGCGCACTCGATCAGGTCGCTGAGGAGGCTGGCGGTCTAGCTGAGGTGCAATATCGGTACTGGATCAACGGCGATGGCCGCCTGAACTACGCGCCCAAGGAGGTTGCTCCAACATACGCAACCGCTCCTGCCGAGATTGTTACCGATCCCTCCGCCGTTCAGACTGGCAGCACAACCACTCCGACGCGGCTCTTGGCGCGCGATCTCTCGGTCAACCTTGAACACGGCAACATCGTGAAGGGCATCTTTGTTCAAGCCGACTCCGCCTATGCGCGCTACGACAGCAACCAGACTTGGCCAACGGCTCCAACCAATGACCCATACTTCCGCACCTATACAGGCACTTACAGCCGTAACGGTGCAGGACTTGCGGCTCGCAATGGCCCACTGGCACACGAAGTCTTCAGCGCGCCAAAGGTAGTTGCTAAGTCTGACCGTGGCGCAACCATCGGTTCGCTCGCTCGCGCGACGATGGTCTCGCGCGGCAAGCCACGACGCACCGTCTCATTCACGGTTGCCGGTGGGAACCTCAGCCAGACCGCTTCGCCTGACTGGTCGTATGGCTACAGCCAAGGATACCCAGCCGCAGCTGGAACTCCCTACACGCTGGTCAAGGCGTGGCTCCCTGGGCAGTATGTGAAGATCAATGCGCCCACGCTAAACTGCTCCAACGAGATTCTCTACATCCCTACAGTGACAATGCGATTCGCAGAAGGTGGCGGAACCTACCAAGTCCAGTACGAGATTGAGGCGGACTTCCGCCGTAAGTATCTCAAGGGCCTTGGCGTATTGATTGGAGCGGACTAACGATGGGTAAGTACGGAACAAACCTCACAGGCTTCGGTGCATTTGAGGGCGGAGTCAATGCTGACAAGGGCGCACCACTCGTCAGCACATCGAGCGACGGCGAGACCGCGCTGCTCTTTGGTCCTGCCGCTCTGCGAGAGATCCAGGCTGGCGTGGCCAACGGTGATTTTGCCATTCCGCCGGATGCTGCTGGCGATGCGATTAGCGAGAGCAACCCACTGCCCTACTTCACAGCCCAGGACTTCGGCAATGGCAGAATCACCGCAACCATTGCAGATGCCACTCTTGCCGCAGGGCAACAAGTTCTGCGCTTTACTATGACAAGCGCTGTCAACGGCGACTATTTCTTTATTGACCGCTTTGTCTCTATCCCAACTTCGGAGGCTCGATCCTTCGGCAACCAGCCAAGGTTTGCCGTCTCTGCTGCTACCTCATCAGCAAACTATCGCCTGTACATTGCGTCTCAGTACTACGAAGCAGACCAAACAACGACTGCAAGCGCCTTGCGCGAAGGCCAAGTCACTGGTTCAACAATCGCAACCTCACTGGCTGCATTGTCCAACGCTGGTGTTGAGTACCAGTCGAACACAAACGGCACTGGCAACGCACCTGCCGATGCTGCCTTCCTTTGGATTAGGGTCGGAGTGCAGGTGACTGGCAATGTCGCAGCAGCGACGCTTGACCTTTCTGAGATTCGCATTGACCGCTCGCAGATTCAATACCTTGTGACCGATCAAAGTCTGCCTGACCTATACGGCCCTGCTTCGCTTTATCTTTTCTCAGGCAATCTGTTCTTGAGCAACGGTGGCATTGTAGGCTCCGAGCCAAAGTTGATCCTTGGCGCTGCATCAGGCGACATCACTCTGGACGCTACGACCCAAGGCAAGACAATCACGCTCACGAGCGCATCTCGAACTGGTAGCACCGTCACCATCGTGACAGCGAGCGCGCACGCTTTCGCCACTGGCTATGAAGTAGTCGTCGCTGGAATCACTGGCACAGCTGGCACAACGATGAACGGCACCTACATCGTCACGGTGACGAACAGCACCACCTTCACCTACACCTCCGCTGGTACGGCTGGCTCTGGCACCGTGACAAGCGCAACGGTCAAGAGTGGTCCAGGGTCAGGCATCATCTATCTCAAGCCAGCCGCCACCGCCGCAGGTCGCGTTCAGATTGACGGACCTAACTCGCTCTGGGTTGCACGCGCTTCTGTTGCATCTGCCGCTCAATCGCTGGCAAATAATGCAAGTCCAACCATCTTGCTGGACACGGCAAGCACTACGCCAACCACAGGGTCATACGATCCGAAGAGTTGGTTCAGCAACGCCAACGACCGCATTACGATTGGGCAAGACGGCTTCTATCAAATCAACGCAAACCTTGCCATTGCAGCAAACACCACTGGTCGCCGAGTCTTGACGATTGCAGTAAACGGCGCAGATGTTGGGTCAGTGAACCAGCCGCCACCATCTACTGGTTCTGCGATTCTGTCTGTATCTACTGCTTTGTATTTGGCGGCAGGAGATTACATCACAATGACTGCATCTCAAAACTCAGGCGGCGCGCTCAACACAGTTGTTTCGGCTGGTGTTTATCCAGCGCTGAGCGTCGGAAGGATTGGTGCGTAATGGACGCTGAACTTCAGGCTCTTGATGCGGCAATGGCTGCCGCTGCCGTTCACGGCTGGCAGGTCATCCTGCTTGATCAGATTGACGGCGTGTGGACGGCCATCGCATCCGACAAGATTGACGGCGAGCCACTTGTCACAGGCACTGGCGCAACTCGAACTGACGCGCTGCTGGCGCTAACTGCCGCGCTGGAGGCACGATGACCCCACGCCAGATTGACCAACTGATCGAACGACTGGACGCACACTCCGCCAAGTTGGATCAGGTGCGCTCCGATGTGGACAAACTCAAAGGAGGACTAGTGGCTATCGCAGGGCTGTTGTTCAGCGTGCTCGTGCCACTAATCGCATCGCTGCTCTCTAAGTGAAGCGACTCGCGTTCCCACTCTTGGGGATCATCTTCAGCACGCTCATCTTCCTGCCCATCGTGCGCGCTGAGGAACTGCCGCAGCAGGGCGTGACGATGACGGTCTACGACGGCGTGATGCTCGGCCTCGGTCCGTGGCAAGAGCCACCCACAC